ACCAAAGACTAATAATAAAATACAACCAATTAGTTCAATGTGATTTTGAGCCATGGTAGTAATGGTGGAATGGCACCAACTAGTCTTAAAAGTCCCTCAGCAAATAAAGCAAGAACCACCCAACCGACGCACATACTAATGATACTAGCATTACGGTTGTGTCGTCGTATTGCTGCATCGATCATCTCCTGACATTCGGAACGTGTAATTAATTCTTCTTGATCGTGCATCATGGATGATCCTGCTCAAGTTCTGTAAGTCTTTGAGCCCATGTTACGCCACCTTCTTTACCTACGCATGGATTTATGCAGGTATCATCACCAAAGTTGTTGCAAACTAAACCTGCAAGGTCTAGTTCATTTCCCAGTTTGCCCGTCCCTGTCCAGTAGTGCTGCCCATTAATCCATATAGCCCCACATTTGGGGCATTCCTTTCTCTCTATAGAGAGATCGGACATTTCTTTTTGGTTATCCATTAAAGGTCTGTAAATTTGGATGGTATTCCTAATTGTTTTTGCAACTTGCGTTTCATGAAATACATTTGGATCCTAACCCACAAATACTTGATTTGTAGTTCAAGATAAACAAATACGCGCATAGTTCCTTCAATACCTGCATACCAGATCATCGCAATCACGATGAACATGGTTAGGTACAAACTAATTAAGGATGTCTCCATGATAGAGCACGGCTCAAAATTGTATCTATAAGATACACTATTTCTTAATACTTACTTAGTATAAGTTCATACTCTTTTCAACACAATCACAAAATTACCTACTAATTTCTTCCCAATCCATTGCAGCATAAACTTCTTCACTACTTGAGATTGGAGATGCTGCCACTACAAGTGTGAGTTCATATGGAGTTCCAGTTAAACCATTTCTTTCTAACTGAAACTTAAAGAGTGCTTCCTTAAGAATATCTACAGCTGAAGATCCCTGATTTGACGAATTAAAAAATCCAGATGCTAATATTCTTCCACCAGTTATATCAGTTCCATTTAGTTTATACTCTACTGCACTATCAACTCCTGCACTTGTCCAAGTTCCACCTGATGTAGTTCCAGATGCTCTTAGTTGCCAGTTGTAACTAATTCCGTTATTAACACCCATTAGAGAGAGGGCTGTTAGAATAACAATAGCATCTAAACGATCTGGTGTTGTTTTTAGTCTAATACTAATAATAGGATAAAAAGTTCCAGCAACAGACATTGTATATGGTGCTGTAATTGGTGTTCCTACTGCTTGTTGTAGTCCACGAAGTTCATATCCACCTTCTGAGATTAAAGTGGAACATACCTGTTTAATGGTACTTGAAGAGGTAGTTACGCCAGTATTTGCAATCTCATACCTCAAAGGTAATGATGCTGTTGTGATATAAGTTGACTGAATGATATTTGCATGATGGAATGAATGACAGTGGATCATTTTTCCATTAATCACAAATCCCATTCTAACAGTTCCCAATCCTAACCACTCAATATCCATCCAAAGAATTTGAGCTTTGGTAAGATCTAAGGTAATTCCAGAGACACCAGTTCCATCCAACTTATCAACATTCCAATTTGATTGTGCAACTCTTGTTGAAGTTCCTGTTGATAAACTTCTCTCTACAAAATATGCAGTATCACCATCAACTTCAAAATATAATCCATTATCTGCACCAAAGTAACCTACTCTCTGTCTTAGATTTTCTTTTGGTGGATTTAATACAAAGGTATTTAAATTAAGTAATGACTTACCTGGTTGATATGAAAATACTTTTGTAGTTTCTCTAATTACTGAACACCCTGCGGTAGTTCCAATACCAATATTAATCAATCCCTCTGTTGTTGAAATTCCAACTGTGGAACCTGTACCGACAATCAAACTCTCCCAAAGATTATTATCTCTGTATCTGTGAGAACTATCAAACAATGTGAGTGGTTGAGAAATTCTCATCCTACCAAAAGCATCACCACTGGTATTTCCAGTTCCACCCACACCACAATTTCCAATATTGCCGTATCTATCGGCACACATGTAAACCTCGTGGAGTGTTCTCTCTTGGTTTAGATAATCTTGTGTAATCTTATTCCACTGAGCCATGAATTATACCCAATCTAGTTTTGCGGGATGATAACGTTTTGCGCTTTTAATATTTAGCTCACTCTCAACGATGGGATAAATCTGTTGAACCAATGCACCAGGATATGTGGACTGAAGACTTTCAGCCAACTTGTCTTTTGAAGGCATTCTACCTTTCAATTCAAGACGATAGAGGTTACCTTCCCAGAGGATGTCTGCAACATAACTCTCTTCAACCTGTTGTTCTGGTTGAGAGTTGATGTAGAGATTTCCGTTAAAGTCACCAGAGATGTTCACACTCTCGGTGAGGAATTTGTTAAAGGATTTCATGCTACCGACCTAGAAGTTTTTACTTTAGCTTGGAATTGACCTGGACCAAATCCCGTAACTGGATCAATCAAATATCTTTTTGGTGCGGGATTAGGAGAACCATCCTTCTTTCTCAAAGGTGGCATCACTCTAAATGGTGAGAGTGATCTAACGTTATTTGCAGCGTCTGCTTGTTCTACGAACTGTTTAAAAGTTTTCATGATTAACAATTCCAGGCTCTAAGGGACTTGTTAATTCTGCTGTCGGGATCGTTAGCAGTTTTGGCAGAAGTTAGTTTCTTCTTCATGCCTTTCATTCTTGCACAGAATGATGCACGACGTTTGTTACCAACTTTTTTAGAAGGGGCTTTGAGATCACTACCAGGATTTTCTCTTTCGTAGGACTTACGCCCTTTCTCATTGAGACCACCTTCAGGGTTCTTACCTGACTTTTTTGTCCAGGCAGCTCCTTCCTTAACATCAACACCAGGCCTTACATCACCACCCTGAGTTTTTCTCTTGGGTTTCTGTGGGTTTCTCTTGTCTGGTGCAGGACCATCAGGAAGAACTTCTTCTTTTACTCCACCACCAAAGTATCTCTTATATGCAGGGCTGGTATCCTTATTGAAATACTTGTGTTTTGGCATTGAAGCCGAATTACGTCCAAGAATATCATTTATCATATCAACCTTTTTCTGGTTTGCTCTGTTGGTGGAGTCAACGGCATCTTTAGCCATCCTAATTGGATTTGGGATGGGTGTTGGTCCAAGATAACCATCACCAGGTTTCTCTTGGAGAACTTCCTCAACAAATGGTTTCTCTGGTCCTTTCAGTCCAGTCTTGTCAACACTAAACTTATATTTTGCAGCACCTGTTGGTTTTGGTTTTGGTTTAGTTGCAGATGATGGGATTGTCTCACCAACTTGATATTGTTTACCCTCAGCAACTCTAAGTGTTGGTTTGGTTGGATCAATAGTTGCAGGAACTGCCATCATGACAACTGCATCTGGATAGATCTTTTGAACCTGAGCCTCAACTTCCTTACGGTTGGGGAACTTGACTGTTGGGAAGAACAGTTGGAGATAGAAGATCTTTCCTCTAAATCTCAGGGTGACTGCAATGGTTTGTCCCAGTTCGTTGTATCTTTCTACCTTTTCTTGGATCTCAACTTCTTCTTTTGCACTCTTGAGATCTTTTTTAACTACTTGACCACCCAGTTTATTTTTATCCACAATACTTTGCAGGAGTTGATCTGGGGTCTTACCATACTTAGATGCATCAATCTGTTCAGGAACACAGTTGGGGACCATCTTGTCTCCCTTCTTCTTCATTCCCTTTTGGGTATAACCAGCCCAACACTTCTCAATCAGGTTCTTATGATAGTCCTGATTGAACTCATAAGTAAAGCCTTCTTTCTTGTTACCCCAGTTGGCAGCACCTACCTTGCGACACTTAACCAGAGCACCAGAGGCATATGCAGAGGGCCATACAGAATAACGTGACTTGACCTTATTGTAACAAGCGTCTTTTTCTCCACTACCAGAACCCTTCTTGTCTTTAGCCTCTGTCATTTGAAATCCTTCTTTTTTAGTTCTATCTGTTTTTACCATTGTTGGTTTTGCTGCACCAGATTTCTTCTGTTGACCAGGATCTTCCCTTCTCTTTGCAGCAGCTGCAGCACGTCTTTCCTTCTTAGACATACTGGCTCTTTTTGATGAAGAAACACACTTGGGAATACCTTCACCTGGTTTATCACTTGCACAGGTATCTCCAGTCACAACATTAACCCAACCAGGTTTTCCATCCTTTGACTTCGAACCTTTGAACCACTGATGAAGATTACCTTCATAAGCGACTTTTTGTTTAGAGTGCTGCATTTCACCCTTTTGTTTCTTCATCAGGGTCTTTGAAACCTTTGCAAAGTTTGCAATGGGGTTTTCGTCAGGAGTTTTTTTCTTATCAAAGACATCAACATCACCATCTGCATCAAGATCAGCGTATTGAACAGTTGCATGATGTACCAACTGTTTCAAGTCAAGGTCAGGATCTAACTGATGTTGTTTTCCCTTTAAGTGTGGAGTCTTATGAGAGAACTTAGGATACTTAATATCACTTTTAGTTTGTTCTTGCACTTTTTTCTTGCGACCTTGACAGTGAGCTCTTTGAGAAAATCCTTTTGGATTATCACAGTTGATCGATTTTTTATATTTTGCCGACCAAGACATGTACAGACAAGAACTCTTTTTATTATTTAGAAGTTGGTAAAACTAAATACATCAGTCCCATGTTCTATTAAGATGAAAAGACTATTTTTAGCCTTTTCGTTATTCTTAACAACTCCAGTCTTTGCAGGAGAAATCACCCATAAGATTGTTGATTCGGTACAACTGACTGTTGATGGTGCCGCTTCTGCTGCCACCAGAATCGGGTCATCATACTCAGTAAGTGGAAGTAACATCTCCGCTACAACTTTCGGTGGTCTTACTGCTCCCGCAAGTGCTTCTGCTGCTGCCACTCAAATTCAGGGTTCTTATGATGTAAACACCTCTGGTCAGGCATTCAGTTTTTCTGAATCCTTTACTGCTGGTGATGCGATCTCTTCTGGCACAACTGTAACCTCTGGTGTTGTTGGTTCTCTTCCTGCCTTTGGTAACGTAACGACTTCTTCTGGTGGTGTTGCTGGTTCCCTTGCTGGCTCTCTTTCTGGCACTGGTGTTCCTACAGTTACTGCTGGTGGTGCTGGAACTCAAGCAGTCGGCCAAAGATCTATCGAGTTAAGCGTATTTAAATGAGATTTATAACTCCCGTTTTGCTGGTAGCGGCGGGACTTATATCTCCCGCTCTAGCAGTGCCAGTTACGCCTAACTTTACCAGCGGCACAATGACTTCACACACGGAGTCCACAACAACAGTAAACGAAACTATTCGTCAAATTGATTACCAGACAGGATGGAGTTACACCGTTACTGGGACAAACATCAACATTCCCGCAACACCAAAAGTAGGAACACCATATACCATTTATCAAAATGGTGCTCCATTCCAATTCTCGGAAACTTATTCGGGTCCAGGAATGATCAAAGATACAACTGTGAATCGATCAACAACCATAATGTCGGTTACAGATACAACAAGTGTCTTCACACAATAGCATCCGTCCTTGTCATAGGTGTCTCTGTGACCCCTGTATATGCGGAAGGGGATACTCCAATCACTGCGGTTGCCAACCCACAGGCAACCTCAACAGGAAGTGTAACAAATCAGGCAGTACAGGTCTTGCAAGGTCCATACGTTACCAACTCTTACGGTGGTGGCGTAAGTTGTCAAGGACCAACCTTTAACCTGACACCATTTCTTACCACGACTAACAGCGGTCAAAGACCATTTGAGGAACTTGCGAATATTGATAATGATCCAACCACTCCATTAGAAAGAACTGGTCAAAAGGATAGTTGGGCAAAGAACTTTGGTATCTCTGGGACCATCTCCATTCCTTTGGATGGTGGTCTTCAGGCACGTTGTAAAGAAGCCGCAGAGACTTGGACTAATCGCCAGAAGGCGGAGACCGATAAGGCCCGTCTTGATTTCGAACTCGTCCGCCTCCTAAAATGCGGCGAAGCAATGAAGGCTGGAATACATTTTCATCCTCGGTCTCCGTATGCGAAGATATGTGCAGACGTTGTTGTTGTGCCCAATGGAGGTATTGTTCCTTCTTCTGTAAGTTCAATTCCTTCTGGAACGTCTTCAAAACCTTCTTCTTCAGTTCCAGTTGGGCAGCGAAGTCAACCTGTAACTCATAAGGCGTCAGGTCTCGGTGGAGCCGTTTCTTTGCCTGGACGTACAACTGCTGGACAATAGGTTTCATTTTACCTACCATCCATTCCACCAAAGATTTCCCAACAATTGCCGCAGCAACGGAAGCAGTAGCAGTAGTCCCAGCAAGCATAACTTGCTCTTTAGGAGGAATTGGGACTTCTCCGATGAGGGGTACTTCAATGACTGGTACTCCTAAGTTTGTTGTTGGTGGTGGTGTAACTACCTGTGTTTCTTGTGGAACCTGAACTGCAGGAGGAACAACAGGGGCTGCAGGCGGTAGTTGCCTAGACTTCTCTTCTTGGGTTTCTTCCTTTTCTTTCTGCTGATTCTGCCCTTCTACTATTTGTTTCCATTGTTCCGTTGTTGGAACATCAATCGGTTCATAATAAGGAACTTCAGCAGTAGGAACTTGAACCACTGGTTTCTGTAGAGACCTTATGGATGGTGTTAAGACAACAGGTGGTTCTAATCTACGAACAACAGGAACTTCAACTTGTTGAACTTGTATTTCTGGAATTTCCATTCATTTCAATCATCCAACTTTCCTTTCTTCAATAACTTTTGAAGTTCGGCAGTTGATCCAACAAAAAGTGCATTCGTGACATTACTTGGACCTTTTTCTTTTGGATCCTCAATGTCTCTCATTTTTTTCTGCAGGTCTAATAACTTATCAGTTGCGTCAGCTACACTCTTAATCAACTGACCTGTTACTTCATAGGCTCGTGCAGAACCTTGCTCTTGTGAGATCTCCATGATCCCATCAATAGCTTCTTGACCCTTTTCAATCAACGAATACAACTGACCTCTAGTGTATTCGTAGTCTCTTTTCAGGTCTGGTTTTTCTTCTCTTTGTTTAGGGATAGAAACATCGCTGCTAACATTGGCAATCTCACTGCATCCATCATCTTTAAGAATGTCAAGTGCTTTCCCGATATCGTCAAACGCCATTGTTGTTCCTCACTATTAAACATCTATTCCTTGTGATGGAGAGTACTCTTTGAAATCCTGATAGAAAGATGTTAGTTCATTGAAACCAAAATCATCACCAGCAACAATAAGAGCATCGTCTCCTGTGAGAGGTAAAGATGCATCTCTAGATCCACTAATAATATCTATAACAGATCCAGCAGTATGATCAGATACGGTAGTTCCATCAACTCCTCTGTAAACGGTGACATTGTTTCCGCTGATGGAACGGATCTGCATATTCTCGCTATTAATAACAATGTAATCGTCAACGTTAAATCCTGATGCATCATTTACCGACATTTGAGTTTGTTCTGCAGTAAAATCTGCGTTTATAGCCGTTGTATTATCATTGTTATAGTCTTTAACTGCTCTTGGAGTTGTTGCATATCTTTGTACTCTCCTTGCAGTAACTCTGTTGTTATCATCAAAATAATCAACTTGAACTCTCTTGATGAGACCATCAGAGTTATCTGCAATCTTACCAAACAGATAAGTTTTGGCAGTAAAACTTAAAGTTGAAATCATTGCACGACGATTATCAAAACTTCCTTCATAATCATCGGTCATATTAATATTCTCAAGAATAATTGGAATATCTCTTTTCTCACCAATAGAACTTATGAGATTAATTGTGAGATTTAATCCTGGTTGAAAATATGGCAGAATTTGTTCCAATATTTGCAACATATCATCATTCAACTTTGTTGCGATGCTAAGTTGAAATGAAATATTGTACGGAACTGGCATATAGACTTTTTTTAAATTGCCAAGTTCACCAGTATTGCAAGTCTTAAATGTTTGTGATATTGAAGCCTTTCTGCTTGGATCATACGCAATACCAACCATTTCAAATGACATGCGAGGTAAAGTAATTGCAGGTCTACCTTGAAGATTTGGTTGTTGTTCAATTTTTGCCAAGAATTTTTGCATTGGACCATAAGCCAATGGCACTTTCATCTTACTTTGAACACTGTTATTATCATCAGTGTGTCTAATTTCAATGTTATTAAAAAGAGTTCCAAAACCAATAACGGTTTTTCTTAGAATCTCGTGATAAAAGTATTGTCCAAACATTTGGTTTTTTATGTTTATTTAGAATTCCCCAAAGGGATTTGATTCAGTGAAATCTATAAGACCACCATCAGCAGCAGTTTCAATTTGAATATTTTCTGCATATGCATCATATTGATCATCATATTGAACTGACTTAATCATATATTTTCCTGTTGTGCCGATACCAGGATTATCTGCAGTTGTTGCACTACCAACTATTATTTCTCCTGGAGAAAAAGTTCCAGAGAGCATAGATATCTTGAGAATTTTTGTATCTTTATCCCAACTCTTAACACGAGCACTGGATAATCCTGTTTGCCCAGTAATAATTTCATTGAGTATAAAGTTACCAGTACCAACCCCAGCAGGAGTAGCATCTGCAATTGTAATATTTGGTGGTGAAGTATATCCAAAACCAGCATTAGTAAACCTAATACTGGTAATAGTTCCTGCGGCACTTACAACAGCAACACCTGTTGCATTTGCACTAGGAATGCCAACTGGAGATGTTGAAATAGAAACAACAGGAACAGATGTATATTGAGATCCACCATATATTTCTAATCCAGAATCTGTTCTAATATAAACTACACCAGATGTTCCAATACCAGCCCTAGCAGTTGCCCCTTCCCCTCCAGCACCAGAGAAAGTGACTGTTGGTGGTATTGTGTATCCATAACCAGGATTAATAATTTGTACTTCTTTTATTGAATAAGTTGTAGATCCCGAACCAGTATTTGTGGTTGTAATTGCCACAGCTGTGGCGTTGGAAAATGGGAAACCAGCTGGAGAAGTGGAAATGGAAACTGCAGGTGGACTCGTATAACCATAACCATCATTAATTATGAATATTTGATTTACTGCGCCAGTATAAATTCCTGCGGTTGCTGTTGCTGTAGCTCCAACTCCAGCTAAAGTAAGAGTTGCAATATAACCTATATTTTCAACGTTATCATCAATCTCTTCAATACCAGTGTTAATAACTTCATCCTCATACTCAAATAACTCACATTTGAGTTCATACATGTAGAGTTTACCAAGTTGGTAGAAAGGATTTTCATGCTCTACAAACTTAATTTCAAATAAACTATCCGAGAGTGGGAAATAAATCAAATCACCTTCTTTTGGTCTAGTAGAGAGTAAATCGGCACCAAAAGGAGTAATAAAATCCTCAAATCTTTCTGCTGAAATAATTAATGTTAGTTCATCTGTTGTTCTGATGCCAAATTTGGTCATCAAATCTCCAGAACCTTGAAATCCTTCATAGTTTTGAACGTATGCTTCAATAATGAAATTATCTTCAAATTTAGCTAAAACATTTTCTTTGATAATAGTTTTAGTTCCAAGGTATTCCCTGGGCATATAGTAGATATCAACACCAAACATTCTCAACTGTTCGTTGATAAGATCTTGAACTAGTCTCTGTTCAGATGCAGAACCTTGTTGAAAAAAAGGATTTAAAGCCATTATCCGATCATATCCATTGGAGGAAGTTCATAATCAAATGTCATTCTTTGTTGAATTTCTGCCAATTCTCTTAAAGCATCTTCATAAATTTGACGACCATTTAATTCAACACCACCAGGTAGTTTAACTCCAGTGTACTTACTCATATTTGCACCCCATTGTTTCTTAATTAATGCAGTAAGATACTTCTTCAAGAAACTATCATTATAGATTTTTTCATTTTCCGATGGATCTAAAACACGGAAACAATCGATAACAATATATTCATCCGATGCAACGCCTTTCCAATCAAGATCGAGATATAATCTATTTCCTCTCTTATTATATCTAATTTTTTTATCTGGACTTATTAAGAATTGGATTGTTTCTAAATACTCTTTAGTCATTGAGTATGTCAACAACTCAATAGAACTAAAGTTATAAACATCGTTCAAGAAAATTTGATAAGAAATACTAAACATATTTTGCGAAATGGTATTATCATCAAATCTAAAAATACCATTGATACCAATAACATGATCTGGAACTTCGATATAATTTCTTGCTTCTGTAAATTCTGTTTTAGTTGCAATGAAGTGTGTTGAACCAATACCAGTATTGCCGGTAAATGTAATTGCAATTCCTGCAGTTGCATCCGCAACATTTCTTGCTAATCTAATTTGATTGCGATTATCTACAATTGCATTAAGTTGTACACTATCTGTAGCAATACCAAGAAAATTAGTAGTGCCAACACCAACCAAAGATGTCGTAACAATACCAATCGAGGTAGAACCCAAACCGAAAGTATAGTAAACTGGAGTTCCAGTTACAAGACCATGATTGGGAATGGTAATATTACTTGCGTTAATATTTAAAATACCAGAGGATTCTGGATTAAAAGTGTCTGATTTGATACCTGTCGATGCGATGACATTACTTCTAGCCCCATCAATATCAGATTGAGAAATTTTGTGTTTGAGATACATCCTCTCAACACCATCAAAATGTCTTTCCTGAAAGTATTGAATTGCATCATCGACAAGATCATCAATTTGATCATCATCAACATTAATTTCCAAAACAGGCTCACCCAGCTGTCTTAGGCAATAGTCAATAAGTTCTTGTCTAGTGCTAGGTTTTGACATGAATATAATACTAGCTTTTTACTATTTAGTGGTCGTTTTTTTGATGGTGGAATTATCCCACTCATCGGATTTATTTTTTAAAAGTTTATATTGAGTTTGAAGTTTATCATAATCCTGACGAAGACCGATTAATTTTGCCTCAGTCAGGATTACTTGTTTTTGTAATTCGATTATTTTGTTAAGTGCGAGTTCGATAACAATATTCGCATCAATATTAGAATTGTCCACCATCAATAGTATCAGTCCAACTAGGTACGCCAGAAGCGTTTGTTGTAAGTATATAGTTGGAAGTTTGAATGCCAGCTGAAGGAGTTGCAGTTGAAGTTACCTGACCATTTGCGTCGAAGTATGCAATACCATTTGTATTAGTTCCTGAAGAAAGGAACAACGATGCAACTGTAGAGACACCAGTTACTCTCAGGTTTGTGAAAGTAACATCACCCGCATCAATACGATTACCAGTTGCAACAATATTGCCACCAGTAAGTGTTGTATAGTTTAAGTTTGTAAATGTACCGGCGGCAGAAGATGCGGCACCAATAATAGTGCCATCAATATTACCAGCATTAATATCAACAGTAGCTAATGTTGATGTTCCACCACTAGTGATTGTATTTACATTTAAAGTTGTAAATGTACCAGCGGCAGAAGATGCAGCGCCAATAGTAGTTCCATCAATATTACCACCATTGATATCTGCGGTGGTAATAGTTCCTACTCCACTTACATATAAACTATCAACATCAGCTGTTCCGTTAATATAAAGATCTCTCCACTGTTTAGAAGATGATCCCAGATCATGAGAATCATCCGTGCGTGGTAACCAAGACTGATTTACTTCAAAAGAACCACTGGTGTTGTACCAGAAAATTTCTTTATTACCATCACCACCACCATGAACAAAGAAACCGCCACCATCGGCAGTTGTATTGTTTGCAGTAGATGTAGAAGCGACGCCAACCGTCTTATCTTGAACGTCTAATCGTTCAACGTTAATGATTGTTTCAGTGCCTTCAACAGTCAAATTACCATATACTGTTAATGCTCCACCAACTCTGGCGTCACTAGTAACACTTAAATCAGTTGTTGTTAATGTTCTATTACTAAATGTAAGATCTGCGTCATCATCAACAGAACCACTTGTTCCGGCAATAAGAACTCTACCACTTGTTAGGTCTCCAATCTTAAGAGAGTTTGTGGAGAGATCGGTGCCATCATATGTAAGATTTACATCATCCTCCAGAGCACCAGAAGCACCAGCAATAACGACGCGATTATTTGTAAGATCACTAATTGTTGCGGATGCAAGTGTTGTTTCTCCACCAGTGACCCCAAGACCAGCTTTGGCATCTATTGGACCAAAAAATGTAGATGAGGCAGATACTACAATGTCATCGAAAATACCTTGACCATCTACATCAATAGTTCCAGAAATAATAACATTGTTATTAATATCAACAACACCGGCAAAAGTGGCCGCAGCAGATACGGTAATATCATCAAAAATACCTTGACCATCTACATCAATAGTTCCACTGATGGTTTGATTGCCAGTTATGGCTAAAATAGTGCCATCGAATGTTAAATTACCACTATCCTCCAGAGCACCAGAGGCACCAGCAATAACGACGCGATTATCCGTAAGATCACTCACAGTAGCTGATGAAAGAACGGTCTCTCCACCAGAAACATCGAGACCACCGTTCATATCAACTACACCAGTAAAAGTTGATGCTGCAGATACGGTAATATCATCAAAAATAGCTTGACCATCTACATCAATGGTATTTGTAAAAACAACATTACTATTAAATGTTGATCCACCAGAAACGTTAATTCCATCAGCACTAACTACTAATCCAGAACCACCAGAAATGTTAGCACCACCATTCACATCCATTATACCCGTGAACGTGGAGATGCCTGAAATTAACAACGATGTGTTGAGAGTTACATCGGTATTAAAACCAGTTCTAGAATTTATAGTTAATATGTCTGTATGGTTGTCACCGATTGTGACATTACCATTTAAATTAAATTGACCAACAAAAGTAGATATGCCAGTAACATTCAGGTTTGTTGTTACTGTGTCTGTGAAAGCCGTTCTAGTTGCTGTAAGAATACCGGCAACATTCCATCCATTAATTTGTCCGCCACTATCAACAATGGCTACGGATGAATTAATAAGTTCCCCATGGGTGTGATCCATGAGTTTATAAGTATATTCGCCACCAAGTTCTACGGGGTTACCAGAGGCATTACCAACAAACAGACGACCTGCTTTGTTTGCTGAAGTACCTGCAGTACCTTGTTCAATCGTTACTGCAAGTTCTCCATATTCAAGAGAACTGGGAGCAATCGCACCAGTAGATCTAAAGATCCTAATCTTACTGGCCATTAGAATGTGCCTCCATTAACGTCTAAGTTTTTATCTGTACCTGGTGTTAAGGTATTTGTAGCCACCCACAAACTTGTGTTGGCATCATAAACTAAGACAGAACCATTTGCGACTGCGCCAACATCAGTATCAAGCAATCCACCTAAGGTGCCTCCAGAACCAGTGGAGGTTGATGCAACTTTTATTGCATTTTTTTGACCAACACGAACTGTAGTATTGGTTTGTTGGCCAACTATAACTCTAGTATTAGCCATTTAGTTACTCCTTAGTAGCACCTTCTCTGACCAATACAGATCCCTCAACAACTCTTTCTTTTAAACCACTTGTATCAGTTAAAATAATATCGTAAATGTAACGTCCTGGTTTAATTCTGGATGTAATAACATCCGTCATAAGTAATTTTATTATACCATTTGTACGATCTACAAATGAAAGGGTAAAATCATATTTTCCACGACTTGCGGAATGTTTACGAAGTTGTGCCGATCCAGTATATCCTGCAAGATCCAATGCAGAGTTAGTTACATTGGATTGTAAATTGAAAGTTTGTGCAAAGTCAGCACCTTGATCAATCACCAAATTTACAACATATACTGCCATGCTTTAGTGTTAGTTCGTCTAGATATATTTATACTTAGAGTTTATCAACAAGTTTTTGAAGAAGAGACTTGATCTCACTAACTTCATTTTCTAATTTATCAAGTCTCTGCTTTTCTTTTAACTTTTGTTCTCTCAATTGAATATAATTTTGATATGCAATTTTATCTGTATTAATCACTGCATTATTTTCAAGATCTCTAATGAGATCGGAATGACCTTCAACTTTTTTATAATTCATTATGCAAATGCAATTGCTCTAAAATCTCTAATCCTTGGTGCGTAAGCCTGATTTGTACCAGTCATAATGACCTTGATTTCAAATCCAACAAATTCTGGAAGATCTTTTGCAGTAAACTGATAATCTCTAAAGTCATCAGAATTAAGTGAATCTGGAACAAATCTATCTGGTTTACCATTATTAAGTTTTGGATCAATTACCTGGTCTCCAAACCCATTACCTGTTGTATCAGTCATGTTGTCATAACCTGGGAACAGTTCAAATTGAGCTTCTTCTGCAATAGTATCTGGTCTAAAGAGACGATAAAGAACTCTAAAGTCATTTGTTGTATCACGATATGCAGCAAATTTAACTTGCAGATATGTTGATGGATTTTCAAGATCTACTCTCTTAGTAATATAAACTGCAGCATTTGGATCCCCAAATCTCTGGTTAACTCTATCATCATCTGGGTAGTTAGTAATTCTTTGATCAAGTCTATTTGTTGTTGTAATTACAGCTAAACGATCAACATCAATTACTGGTGATACATTTTGGTCTTGTGTACCAAGAACCAGTTCCATCGTAAAGGATTTGTTTCCTGGTAAGGCAGTCAAATAATTTTGTTCATTAATCTTGGATGCAATAATTCTTGGGGAATCAAAGTAATTAACTCCATTCATACTTACATTTTCAAATCCCTGATCTTGGAAAGAAATTTCATTACCACTTACACTTGTTCCAGAGATAGTTCTAACTCTTCCACTAAGAGAAGTGTCTTTTGGAGTTAGAAACTCAACAAGAGGTGTTAAAGCTTCAAACTGAATATTTTGTGTAGCCTTAACTCTTGTACCGCCGGTGATTTCTGTTTCTGCAACCTTGAGTTCTCTTAAACCATTTGTGCCGTCTCTTGCAGTACCAATACCACTTGTTGTTGTGTCAATTTTAATAAAGTAACTATCGAGCGTGATCTCATTTGAATTGTTAACATCAGCAAATGAATGTGTTTTGTTAATTCTTCTCAGTGAAATTCCAGCAGCTTCATATTTGCGAACAATATCACCAACTCTATGAGTTTCTGCAACAGTGTTATCAATTGATCTTGTAATACCAGTCAATTTTTGTGGTGTAGATGATGCATCGGTTCCAGTGTATGCGATGATTTCATTATTAATGGAAACATATCCAGGATTTGTTGTAGAAACACCAACGTTTTCAAAACTAGAGAATACCGAAACAGAACCAACATCAATACTAGACGTTGAAGTGTTTGAATATTGAGTAGAGACTGTGGTTGTTGTAGTTACACCTGTTGCACCAGAAATTGTAACTTTGTTATTTCTGGCGTGCATACCATGATTTCTATGATTAACCTTGACATGTAAACCATCCTTATACGTTTCAGTATTATTAATCGTAGATGGTTGTGATCCAGGCAGAGTTGATGCAATACCAACAGAGTTGATTGTCATCAATTCTGAAGATGTTGTAAATTCACCTTGAACTTTATCAAGAATAATACTATTTGTTGCGGAAATGATACCAACGTTAAATCTAGTATCAGTTCCAGTTTCACCCAAAGTACATCCAAGAACATCACCAACGGCATATCCAGAACCACCATTTGTTACCGTAACTACGCCAATAGATCCACTAACAACTCTAATATCTGCAATTGCTCCAGATCCATTACCAGTAATACTAGTAAGTGCGATACCAGTATATGTGAAGTTGGCTGCAGAAGGTGTCAGTCCAGTACCTACTCTATTAGTTGTAATACCACCTGCTTCGGTAGAACTTGTATTAATCTTGATTGCACCAAGAGACTTAACAAGATTACCCTCCGATAAAGTATTACCAACTTGAGTAAATCTTGATCCAATATTAAAATCTCTAGTTACAACAGTGCTTCCAAAACCAACTATAATTTCATGTGAAAGAAACTCAAGTGGTTGTGGTCTCAAAGAAACATTTTCAAATTTACCAACACCAAGCTCTGGATTGTAGAGTTTTAATGTTCCAGGACCAGGAACGAATGCGCATTTGTTAAGGGTGAACTTAAGATCTTCAAGTTGACTTGGATCCCAAGTAGAACCATTTTGTGATTTGAACAACGAACCCATGTATGGTTGTTGAGAAACAATAGTTCTTTCACTTGTAGGCAGATTTGAGGTAGAAATGTCTTCTTCTCCCATTCTAGAGATGTAAACTCTATAATTATTGGAGGCGGAAAGAATAACAAGTGCATACTCATTTCTACCTTCCAAATAAACTGGAGATGGGAATACAAATCTGGTTGCTACAGATCCATCTGCAGAAACATTAATTTGTGATGGTTCATATACCACTTCTGCAAATGGAAGAATAGTATTGGTTGGCAGACCAGTTTGCATTGTTCTGATCTGAAGAGTAACGGGAATACTATTATCTTTTGTTTGGAAGAAAATATCACAAGAAGAAACAAATACGCCGTTTTCTTCTACGACTTCAAAAGATTCTGCAAGAGGATCATACCATTGATTTTGAGTAAC